GAAGAAGAAAGAGTTTACCAATGTGAAGAACTGGGTTGTTCAACACATGGACAATGATCCTACGATGGTGATGCGTAAGATCTACGATAGTCTGTATGAGGTTCTGAAACCTGCTTCTATTCCTGAGGCAGTTCTAATCATCGCCAAATATATGAACAGTATTCCTATTGTTCCAGATCAGGAGGTTAACTTATTGGCATGTCTTACAGAAATTATGATGAGTTGCGAGTTCAAATAGATTATGAATAACTTAAAAGTAAACCCATTCACCTTACCGCAACCATCATTGTTGCGTGTTGATTTTTCTGAGATTAATTCTGATATTAAAAAAATTTGTTTTGATTTGTTAGAGGAAGAAAATAAAGAATCTCATAACGAATTTCTTGCTGGAAATTTAAAACATGAATATGTTGCTCCAGAAGTAATACGAAATCTGATACAAGAACATATCCCTAACATTATTAACAATACAGAATTAAGTTCTTGCTGGATAAATTTTCAAAAAAAATATGAATTTAACCCAAACCATAATCACGGTGGAGATTATAGTTTTGTTTGGTGGATTAATATTCCATATGATATACAGGAAGAATTATCTTTAGACTTTGTAAAAAATTCTAGAGATCCATCTGCTTCTAAATTTTCTTTTACGTATCCAGACTTCACTGGAATGTTAAAATTTTATTCAATACCTGTAGACAAAAGAGACGAAGGAACTTTGATACTGTTTCCATCAAAGTTAGTTCATACAGTGTATCCGTTTTATACATCAGATGATTATAGAATTTCAATATCAGGAAATTTGTTATTCAAAAAATGAAAATCAAAACTACACCAGAAAATGTCAAAGAAGCCCATGAAGGACTTTTTTATGCTACAATGAATCTACCTGCTGCAGCTGCACACTGTGGCATGACCCAGAAGGAGTTAAAAATGACGTTCTTTGAGTATCTTAAGTACAATGCCCCAAACTTTGAAATCGCTGAAGACACCGCTCCGCTACCCAGGGGGCAAAAGCAGGGCACTAGCAAACCTGTTCCAGTTCCTCCCAGACCTTTCCCTGGCAACAGAGTATCGTGAACCATTCTTGGGCGGCGGTAGCGTTGCCCTTGAGGTTAGTAAGCGTTATCCCAAACTGAATATTTGGGTCAATGATTTGTATGAACCTCTTGCTAATTTCTGGAAGACTCTCCAGGATGATGGATACAAATTGCATAAACGTCTTCAGGAACTGAAGTCAAGGTATCCAGATCAGGGATCTGCACGTGGACTATTTGAAGAAGCAAAAACTGTTGTGAATGATTATGATCAACCCTCTCTATATCGTGCTACTGCTTTTTACGTTATTAACAAGTGCTCTTTTTCTGGTCTCTCTGAGTCCTCATCCTTTAGTGCCCAGGCATCTGATTCAAACTTCTCAATGCGAGGGATAGATAAACTCCCAGCATATACGCAACTGATCCAGAATTGGAAGATCACTAATGCTAGCTACCAAAAGTTACTTACCGACGACAGATCTGTCTTCACCTACCTTGATCCGCCCTATGAAATTGGATCTAACCTATACGGAAGGAAAGGTAATATGCACAAATCATTTGACCACGATGGGTTTGCTTCCCTTTGTGATCGGTTTATTGGTCCTCAACTTATATCTTATAATTCGTCTCAACTCATACGTGAGAGGTTCCAGGGGTGGACAGTAGCAGAATTTGCACACACCTACACCATGAGGAGCGTGGGGAGTTATAATACAGATCAAGCGTCTCGCAAGGAACTAGTCCTTTTTAATTATGAAGTGTGAAGTCACCCTCTACGTTGCAGGTCACGTCTTCAAGGAAGAAGTTTATGCCCGTGACTATCAGGAAGCAAGGCAAGTTGCCCTTGCTCGCAACCCCAACGCAAAAGTTATTGGAGTTACTGCCAAACTCTAATGTGGAGAATCTGGGCAAAAGCATTGGGGCAGAAAGATGGACGAAATGACAGAGAAGCAGATATTGTTGCTGGCATACGCACCCTTATTTTTGTTTCTTACTTGGTTACCAACCTTTTTATTATTAGTGGAGTGATTAGACACTGGAATGACGTACCAACTAAAAGACTACCTGTACTCAATCAACCAATCTAAAAGGAGCATCTTAGATGATGACGCTGATGCTGAGCGAGGTTATCCTGCTTATATTATTAACAGGTGTCTTAGTTCTTTCACAGATACTGTGCTTTATGCCAATGAAATGAACAAGAACCCGCATCTACCTAAGAAGTTACAATATGACTTTTTGCTAAATAGTGTCAAACCCAGGAAGCGTTTCTCTCCTTGGGCAAAAAAAGATTCTATTGATTATCTTGATGTAGTCAAAGAGTATTATGGTTATAATGACGATAAAGCACTCCAGGCACTCAGGGTTCTCACCAAGGATCAGTTAGATCATATTAAAAAAGCATTGAGCAAGGGTGGAAAACATGAGCGGTGAAACTGAGATCCAGTGGAAGCAAACTGATATGGTAGAAGTGGTTCTCAGTGAACCAGATGATTTTCTTAAAGTGAGAGAAACTCTAACACGTATTGGGGTGGCATCTCGTAAAGAGAAGAAGATCTATCAGTCTTGCCATATCCTACACAAGCAAGGCAAGTATTATATTGTTCATTTTAAAGAGTTGTTTGCTCTAGATGGAAAGCAAACAAACTTCTCTTTGAATGATCTTCAGCGTAGAAATAGAATTGTACAACTACTTTCTGACTGGGGTCTCATCAAAGTAATTGATGCTGCTAAGATTGAAGACTTGGCACCACTCAATCAAATCAAAGTCCTTGCTTTCAAAGAAAAACAAGAGTGGACTCTTGAGAGCAAGTATAATATTGGTAGGAAAAAAACTACTGAAGAATGAATCAATTAGATAATCACCCAACTAAGATACCGTATTCAAATCCCAAAATGAATCGGTGGAAGAGTTGGAAAGCAAACACTAGATTTGCTCCAAACTTTGACATTCCAATTTATACAGACAAATATGAAGATTCTCTAGCACAGAGTGTCGCTAATCTAATTAGTGATAATGATGTTGGGATGTCTTCTGATGTCGCTAATTCTTTGAACACTACCTATCAACGGCAGTGGTCAATGTATAATATATTTGATTGGGATAGCGAACACATAAAACATCTGGCAAACAATATATACGAGTCCTATTTTTCTTTTATGGAATTGCTTAAGGCAAATCCTTTACCTAAAGATAAATTATGGATTCGTGGTTGGGCAGTAGTTCTCACTGATGGGGAAAAACTAGAAACTCATTGTCATGCTTTTCATGAGAATACTTATCTGAGTGGAAACGTTTCTCTGTCCGATCTTGGAACTACTACAGACTATTGGTTTCCTAGTCTTAGTTTGTATTTTGATTGGTGGCGTTGCCCTAACAAATTGGGATCTATCACACTATTTCCTTCCTGGTTAGAGCACCGAGTTGAACCAAATGACACAGGTGAACTGAGATATTCCATCGGATTTGACTTGTTTACCGAACATACCTTTAGGTACATTCAAGAGAACCGAAAAGAAAATTCGGAAAACCAGAACGTTATCTTGTTGTCAAAAAAGTTCTCAGAGATATAATTATATGTGTGATGCCGAAAGGGTCACATGTACACGTCGCTTTTTAAGGACAATGGTCACATTCAATTGGGAAACATACACACCATATTCAATCGGGTTCAATGAAACATTCAGCAGACTTGAAGCTCTTGCGGGAGGTGGAACAAATTACCCTCCTTACAACATCATTAACGGATCTGATGGCAGAACCACTCTGGAGATCGCTCTTGCTGGATTTTCAGGCGAAGATATTGAAGTTGAGACAGAACGGAATGTCTTGACTGTATCTGCTCGCAAAGCACCAGAAGAGAAAGAAAGAAATTATTCCCACAAGGGAATTTCATATAGAACATTTTCTAAGAACTGGCAAATGGCAGATGATGTAGAAGTTGAGGACGTTCAGTTCGCTGACGGACTCTTAACTATTTCTCTGAGAAAAGAACTGCCAGAAAAACAGAAGCGTAAGAAGTGGTTCTAAATAAACATGAAGGGGACTTGACGGTCCCCTTTTGATTTGATATACTATAGAAAAGAATTGATCTACTATGTCTGATACCATTGAACATAATGTTCGTGTCCTGAAGTTGGTAACTGGAGACGATATCATTTGTAACTTTACTCAGGTACGAGAAGAAGATAAGTTTGTTGCTTATCAGTTGTTGTATCCTCTCACTCTGACTCTTTCAATTTCTGATGATACGGTTCAGGGAGAAGAAACATATAATGTGCGTTATCGTCGTTGGAATCCTTACACTCCATACGAAGATCATCGCATTGCCCCATCTTCTGTAGTTTCTGCGATGCCACCGTCTCAGGACATTCTGGCAAATTACGTACAGAAACTGAAGCAATCTGGCGTTGATCTTTCTTTCCTACCCAATAACGGAGCTGATATCCTTGGAGAAACTACTCAAAGTGCTGTTACTGAAGGACCAGTGGCTGCTGGCGTCAGTTGATGAAATTGATGGGGTTCAGTTTGGAGATCCAGACTGTATCCTAAA